ATTGTGACATAAGTCGGAAGATTTACAGTCTCCTGCCATACCATTACGGCGGCACCTCCAATGGCTCCCCGAGGTGGGTTCGAACCACCGACCTGCGGATTAACAGTCCGTCGCTCTACCAACTGAGCTATCAGGGAATATTTGGCACGGGAACCAGGACTTGAACCTAGAATAACAGAGTCAAAGTCTGTGGTGTTACCATTACACTATTCCCGAATAATTTGGCGGTCTCAAGGAGAATTGAACTCCTGCCTAAGGCGTGACAAGCCTTTATACTAACCACTATACTATAAGACCATATTAAAATACATTAGGGTGTGATTGTCGTTCCAGAACTTCATCTGGATTCTCACGGCTTCGTCTGCCGATAAGACAATCTCCACATTACTTGCCAATTTATTCCAGCGCCATCGGAAGGCTTCATGTAAACTTAGCGAGAATGATGCGGCCATCAAGTGCTCCTAAGTTACCTACTGGAATTGGTAACCTAATGTATTTTAATATGGTACTCGGTACCGGATTTGAACCGGTGTGAATGCCGTGAAAGGGCACTATCCTAGGCCGCTAGATGAACCGAGCATTTATATTTTAAAGAACAATGATTGATTTCTCAATCTATGGAAGTATTATAACACAACCAACAATTTTGTCAACATCTTTTTTCAATCTGTTGTTTCGGCACTACAATGGAATGGGTGACAGGATTTGAACCTGCATGATACGGATTTGCAATCCGTTGCCTAACCATTCAGCTACACACCCATATAAACCAAAATTATTCTGGAACTCTCATTTGTTTACTTTCAGAAATTTCACCGTTTGAATGAACATATGCAACAAATCCATCTTTATCTTTCATAGCGGTTCCTTCCCAAAAGAAGTCTTTTTTACGGAACAAATTAATATGTTCTTCAGTATATTCTTGGCAATCAATCTTTAATTGTCCCATAAACTCTTGCCAATTATCATCAGCAACTGAAGCAATTTTCAATGCTTCATCTTCATTTTCCGCTTCTATAACATGTATATGACGGAAACTTTGCATTGTTTCAACGATATATTTCATTTTTAATCTCCTAATGAAAAATTAATAGTTTTTACAGAGTCCCAGCGAAAACTACGCCAACCTTCTGCTTCTGTATCCCAAACAGCTAACGCTTCGTCTGACTTTTTGCGTGTCGTAGCAGATTTTTCTACTTTAGGAATTAATTCTTCGCTCAAAGTAGCTTGCATCACACGCTCTGTGCCGTCTTTTTTCGTAAATACTACACCGACAACACGCTCACGCAATAATTCTCTTAACCATTCACGACCAGTTTCATCATCAAACGCATGTTTTGCAGGTTCATCACTTAGTGCTTCAAACTCTTTTTTAAATTCTTCTAATCCTTCAAGTAAATCGGTATCGGATTCTTCTTCAGTTTCCTCATCTTCTTCTTCGTCCCATTCTTCCATTTGCTCACGAATATTATATTCTTCAAGCAATTCTTCAGGAACATTATCAAGTGCTTCAAGATTTTCAATAGTATAGCAGTAATCATAACCACCAACATTTGAACCAACAAATGACATGCCTGGCTCATAGTAAGTAGCAGTAACATACCATTCGGTATTTCCTGCTAAGAATTCATAGAGTGCTGTTGGCGGTGACCATGCTGTATCAAAATTTATTGTGATTGAATTATCATTTTCTTTTGTCCATGAATAAATTGAAGCTTCCCATTTGGTTCCCCAATTAGAAACATTCCAATCATACCAATTATCCTCAGCTTCAG